AGCAACTCCGGTTGCCCATACGTTCAACCCATCGGAAGATGGAGACGTAGACCTGTTCGAAGATAAATCCGGTGGCGTTGCCATCGGCTACCCTTTGATCATGGTCAAGTTTCGTCGTCCCATGGGCGTCAGCAATGGCGCTCAGAGTTCGGCGAATAGCCGCGTGTACCGTATCCAGCTGAATTTTGCCTGGCCGGTACTCGAGGTTACGTCTGCATCGACTGGCACCGGGATTCAGCCTGCCCCGACTGTTGCGTATGTTCTGCGCAGCAATCAGGAATGGATCATCCCGGAACGGTCCGACCTTGCAAATCGAAAAGATCTGCGGGCGATCGTCTACAACACCCTGAACAACGCGGACATTAAAAAAGTCCTCGAAGAACAGGAAGCTTTCTGGTAAGTCTCTTGGGCGCTCGCGCCTAATCACCTTCTTAGGAGTTAGACATGAACGTTCAATTGATCCTTGTCCAGGCCGGAATTGAGTTGGCAAGAGAAGTTCTTTCTTCGCCAATTACACGTCGCCTTATTGTTACGGCGTTGTGCAAAATCACCTCCGGTAGCTTCTGTCGTGACAGTGCAGAAATGCACAAGTTCTTCACCAAAGACGGAAAGTGGCGCACGAGGGGTGGCAAAGAGCCGAACCTCATAATCACCGCTTCCGACGAAGATGGAGACGAAACGACAGTGACATGTGGCGTTTCAGCTGTCTCAGCTCTCGCTTGGTCCTATAAGACCAATGAGATGGATACTCTGATGGCAGAAGTCAAGGGGTATATTCCCCCTGATTATGCCGGACTGATTACCCACCTCAACCGCGATTCAGGAGACGGGGATGGAGCTTATGGCTCTGTTTCCGTTCCTTGGATTAGCTGGGACGACTTCCGTCTGGAGACCCTTGACAGTTTCGAGCAGTTCATTGAAAAGGAACTGTTTAAGACTGCCGAGCACTAGACGGAGCGCACCATGGTTGTAGATCAGAAAGCGGAAGCCTTGTTGGGCTCTGTATTCTTCGCTTTGGCGAAGGGTGCTGATACTCCAGTTACACTTGTGTGTTGGTTGATGTACAAGTACGGTGAGCATGAACAGCTTGCCCGAAAGGAGATCGACCCTCACCAGTACAGCTCCATGCGTGACTTCCGTAAAGATTACTCCGTCGTAAAATACCTTAGTAAGTATAAGGGACTAGCGACGGGGATCGACACGGAAAGCGCAGCACGGTCTTCTTGGATGAAGGCCGAGGAAACCTGTCGTGTAACGAACCGCCGACTTCGAGAAGGGAGGCTTCGCGGGTTTTCCCCGCGCGTCGAGGCAGTAATGTTTACTGCTAAACGTAAAATAGCTTCCCTACTCGGGCCGTGTTCGTACCTCAAAGCTCTTTCTGGTTGTAGATGGGGCCCTGGTGCAACTTTCACTTTAAAAGGTGAGAGTAGCACTTTGGCTGACAAGATTCGGGAATACCCGATCAGCGTCACACCTGGGGCGTTACCTCTACTTAAAGCAGTTATAGAGGCCGATCCTCATTGGGCTGAAGCTATGCTTCAATCCGATGTTGACGGTCCCTTTTCGCTGCTTCCCTGCTGTTTCACAACAGTAGCTGGTTGTAGAGCCACCCTAGTCGACAAGAACGCTAAGACCAAAAGGAGTATGGCGATCGAACCAACTGGAAATATATTTCTCCAGCTTGGTGTTGGCCGTTATATTCGCAATAGGTTAAAGCGGCGCGGTGTCGACCTTGACGACCAAACGTTGAATCAGCGTTTGGCCTGCGAGGGCAGCATTGACGGTTCACTGGCAACAGTGGATCTAAGTGCTGCTAGCGATACCGTTAGTACGGAGCTCATTTATGAGCTCTTGCCGATCGAGTGGGCTATGTTATTAGACTCACTCCGTAGTCCGCAGGTCCAATGGGAGAAAGGAAA